GGACTGATCAAGAACTTTTAGATAGATTAATTAAAAGAGGGTATTTAATAGATAAAACAGGTGGAGAGGATCTTGAGAAAATTTCTCATGACGATCTGCTTAAAGAGTCCTCCGAGCTGGAGGACTGGATGAAGATATTGGGTGATCAGCATAGGGCGGATAGTTTTTCTAGACATGAAATTCATTCTCCAGTTCTTGACTCAGATAGCCTTTATTATGACAAAAATGTAATTACTCCTGATGCTCTTGATATGTTGGAAAGTCTTCAACCTTTACTTTTAAAAAAGGGGGTTGATATATAATGTACCCAGGCAATCACACAGAGAGCGAAATACTAAGCGTACCGCGCAATTTGAAGACGCGTCCGGATGCTGATGAGACACATCTTGCCTATATCACCGATGACGAGGCAGATCTTCTGGAGATATACAAGCCGGGTACTCCACACAGGGGTGCTGAAGGAATTCCCAATTATGATGGTGGTGATCTTTTAGATTATGTACCTTCAGGAATGGGAGGAACTGGTTATGGTTCTCAAGGTAGTGGTGCTTCACAGGAAACAGTTCAAGAAGCTCAACAACACCAAGAACAAGTACAGCAAAATTATATTGACATGTATGGCGCCAATGAACAAGGCCAGCCAGATATGTATCAACCCCCAGAAGAAGTTTATGGTCCAGGTCAAACTGGAGTGATTCCAGGAGAAACGCAGTATAACTGGAAAAACATAACACAAATGGATCAGGGCCTGTCTTCGGGAGTTTGGAATACAGTGCAAAACATGTTTAAAACTGGATCCGGCATGAACACACTGGAATTTTATGGGATCGTAAAAAAAGATCCTAATACAGGAAAATACTTTTGGACTCAGGCAAGCAATGGAGGTAAGTATCTTCCGGCTGAATTCATAAATCAAATTGCGGAAGGAAGCATCGTTAGTGGTAATGAAGCAATTGAATCTACTGAACCGTGGATAGGAACTTGGGATGACGTAGGATCAGGAGAGCATGCTATGTTTCCAGGAGGACTACAAGATTATTATTCTGCAACAAAGGATCCTTTCATTGTCCCTTATACTGGTGGCAGTAGTGGCGGCCCAGGACCGCATTACGGCG